GGCAATAACATATCCAATATCTTTACCTACAGATTCAAGCGCACAGCCAACAAATACAAATTTCAGGATTGTTAGGGTTGTTGCACAAACACAATCTCAATTCACCGGCGCTCAGCAAGTTTATCAGTATCAAGGTGAATGGTGGGAAGCCGAGATTACGTTGCCCCCTATGAAACATGCTGTAGCAAGGGAATGGGTGGCCGCTCTTACGAGTTTAAGGGGTGCGGTGGGGCAAATGTACCTTGGGGACTATGACGGGCGCACAGCACGCGGTACAGCCAGTTCTAGCGCCGGTACACCTTTAGTAAACGGTGCAAGCCAAACAGGTAACTCTCTTGTTATTGATGGGGCAACTGCAAGTCAGACAGGATATCTTAAAAAAGGGGATTACATCCAGATTGGAAGTGGCATCACTCAAAGGCTTCATATGGTTGTAGAGGATGCAGATACAGATGGAAGCGGTAACGCAACACTCAGTATAGAACCAGCCCTTAGAACAAGCCCAGCAAATGATACGGCTATTACCGTTGCCAATACAAAAGGTGTTTTTCGTTTAGTTGGTGATTTTGAATGGAGTGCCAACGCTATAAGCGTTTATGGAATTAGTTTCGCTGTAAAGGAATATTTGCGGTGAATAGATCACTTGTAAGCACCTATCGCGCCTTGGCAAGATCAGATTTGATTGCACCCGCCGTTTTGGTTGAGGCTCTTTTTGATAGCGGATATTTGAGATTTTGGAGCGGAGTAGGCGATCTGACAGTCAATGATGTTGTTTACAACGGCGCTGGCGAAATTCTTACAATATCACCTAGCAGCGAAACGCAAAACGTAAGAGCAAACGGTGCAAGGGTAGGTTTATCAGGGGTTTCTACAGAAATAATCGCAGTTGCGCTGAATGAGCCATGCCAAGGACGCCCCATATCAATTAAAATGCTTTTTTTACCATCTGATTCAATACCTTACCTAGATATATTAGTCACGGCGGCGGGAGGGGCATTTTATATTGAGAAGGCTGAGAAAGATGCAATTTATGTGAATGAAGGCCAAACATACAGATTTGATCAAAGTGATTCAACTATGTCGGGTCACAATCTTAGATTTTCTACAACCTCAAATGGCACTTTTGGGGGCGGCTCGCAGTATACAAATGGATTCACAGAAGTTGGTACAGCGGGCAACGCTGGGGCATACAATCAATGGGTTGTTCCCACAGGTTTAGCATCAACCAATCCAACTATGTATTATTATTGCCAGAACCATAGCAATATGGGCGGGGTTGTAAATGTGACATCAGAAATAGGGTTTTTGGAACCATTTACTGTCTTTGATGGATTCATGGATAGAATGGATATTCAAGATTCTGGTGAAACAGCGAACGTAGCAGTCAACTGTGAAAGTGCTTTGATAGCCCTTCAAAATCCGAAAATAAGAAGATATACATCAGAAGACCAAAAAATTGATTTCCCTTCTGATGAGGGTTTTGATTTTGTATCTGATATTCAAGATTTGGTTATTGTTTGGGGGCGTAGCTAATGTCCTCAAGGGTAGATAATTGGCAGATTGCATTTGCAGAAGAGATAAGCAAGCCAAGGGTTTTTAAATGGGGCATCAATGATTGTTGTCTTTTTGCATGTGATGTCGTCAAAATTCTCACCAATATTGATCCCGCTGATACCTTTCGTGGCAAATATTCAACGGCTCTTGGCGCGTATAAAGAGTTAAAAAAACAAGGGTTTAGCGGTGTTTTGGATGTTGCTAACAAGCGTTTTGCTCAAAATAACTGGCATCAAGTATCTTTAGCTCTAGCACAGCGTGGTGATGTGGCGTGTGCTTTTTTTGAAAGGCAACACACACTTGGAGTTGTGACGGGTGAAAATGCTATTTTTGTTGGCGATAACGGGTATGTGAACCTCCCAGTTCAAGATTGCGTTCGCTCTTGGAGGATTGGTTAAATGCCAGCCGCCGCACCCATAGCTTTAGGCGCACTTGCTGGAGGACTCTCTTTTTCTCTGAAAGCAGCAATCACAACTGGCATAGCTTCTGCGTTTTCTTTTAGTATTGGGTCAGCACTTGTAGGCGCAGCACTTGCGGCTGCATCAATGGCACTTACGCCAAAACCTAAAACTCCGTCTTTTGATGCCAGCGCGTTTCAAACGGCAGCCCAAGACAGAGAAAGATCTTTCAGACAGCCAATAACCACGAGAAAACTTGTTTACGGGCAAGTCAAAGCCGGTGGCCCTCTTATTAACATAGCAGCCACAGAATCCAACGGTAAACAAAACAACCTTCTTCATTTGTTCATAGTTCATGCATCCCATGAAATTGATAGCATTATCGCTTGGTATCTGGATGGTACAGAGATTCCCATTTCACAGGTATCAGGCGGTGCAGCGGGAGGTGATGTAAATGCGGGAGAATACAGCGGTTTAGTTACAATAAACCCACATTTAGGCACGGATTCCCAAATTGCAGATACAGATGCGGTGAGCTTAATTGATGGCTGGACTACAGCCCACAAACTAAGCGGTGTTTTTTACAATTATTGGCGGTTTACGTTTGATAATGATAAATTTCACCAGATCCCAGAAATAGCATGTGAATTTAAAGGTAAAAAAGTATTAGACATCAGAACTGGTACAACAGCTTTTTCCGCAAACTCAGCACTTGTTCTGTATGATTACCTGACAGATGAGCTTGGCCTTAATGTTGCAACTTCAAAAATAGATACAGCATCTTTTATAGCCGCTGCCAATGTGTGCGATGAAGATGTCTCACTTGCTGAAGGTGGCACAGAAAAAAGATATGAAGCTCACGGACTTATTGATACAGGATTACCAACAGGTAGCAATATTGAAGATATCCTTACTTCAATGGCTGGCTCATTAATTTACACGAATGGAACTTTTTACTTACAAGCTGGAGCAACTAGAACCGCGACTTTATCATTTGATGAAAATGATATTGTGTCTGAAATCAGCATTGTGCCAAGGATGTCAAGGCGGGATAACTTCAATGCTGTCAAAGGTCAGTTTATATCACCGTTGAATAACTTTCAGTTAAGTGATTACCCAGCGGTTACAAGCACAACATTTCAAACAGAAGATAATGGTGAGCAAATTTTCAATGATTTGGATTTGCCTTTTACCACTTCAGCATCCGCCGCCCAGCGAATCGCAAAAATTGCACTTTTCAGAAATAGACAACCGCTTGCTTTTGAAGCCACATTCTCACTTGTTGCTCTACCTTTGATCCCAACTGATGTATTTGAAATTACATTTGAAAGGTATGGATGGTCATCCAAAAAGTTTGAGGTTATTGAGTGGAACTTTGTAATAGAAAATTTACAGCTACAAATCGCCATAAAAGCTAAAGAATATTCTGATGATGTTTATTCATTCACCACTTCAGAACAGCAAATAGTTACATCAGCACCCAACACAACCATACCGAACGTGCTTACGTTACAGCCTGTTACAAACCTTGTAGCGACAGAAGATCTGGTTGTAACCAGAGATGGTAGAGGAGTGCAATCCGTTCTTACTGTGAGTTATACGCCAGCGACTGATGCGTTTGCATATTTTACAGAACTTGAGTTTAAAAAAGCGTCTGATTCAACTTTTATTTCAGGTGGCGTAACGACAGGTCAATCTTTTGAAATATTGGATTTGGCACCCGCGACTTATGATATTCGCGTGCGTGCCACATCCTTGGTTGGCACTAGATCAGAATTTGTTTCAATTCAAAAAGATGTAGTTGGATTGTTAGCTGCTCCTACTGCAATGACAAATTTAAGCGTGCAACAAGCTGGAGGAATGGCTTTACTGGAATTTGATCAATCAACGGATTTGGATGTCAGGGTAGGCGGCAAGGTTGAGATAAGATTTCAAAATGCAACCTCAAGCATTGAATGGCCCAAAAGCACCCTTGTTACTGATGCAGTAGCGGGATCTGCAACTTCTGCAATGGTGCCATTAAGAGCAGGCACATATCTTTTGAAATTTGTTGATGGTTCAGGAATAAAGCAAACCAACCCAACAAGCGTTAC